GTGCGTGGCCCACGCCCTAGAAATTCCCAAATTAAAAGATTCCTTAGGGGGGTTATCCTTGGCCTTTGCTACTATTTCAGCAGTCCAAGTCGGCTCCTTATCGATGGGACGCGGCGCCATTTTAACCCGAGCAAGTAAGCCAGGGGCGATGTCCGATGCACGCATCAGAATATTCTTAGCGCGTATGCTAATGGCCTGCTTGGTTAACCCCATCCGCTCGCCTAGCTCCTTCTGCATCGGGGCACCGGGCATATTCAACATGATCCGCACTAAATCAAAGTGGTTAATTACCTCCTGGTTGTCACTTGATCCAAGCATGGCCAGCACATCCGATATGATCTCAGTGACCCGCTCTTTAGTTATCCATGTTTGCTCCTCGGATTCAGGTATGTAATTCTTGTTAATCAATGTGTTATCCTCAGTCGCATACTCATTGGAGTTTTTATAAATAGGGAATGAATAACGTGCTAATGGCATATCAGCATATGGGTTGCAACCGTTGTCCCTCAATTCCTTCTGACGTTTTTTAGGCAATGAGTAAAACCATTTATCGTAGATACGCTCCTCCGCCTTGCCCTCGCGCATCGGTTGTAGCTTTGCCATTCATAGAGTTATCAAGGAGATTTAGAAGAAGGCAACTCAGTCGCATTGCTGTTAGTCTTTCGTTTTGTTAGTCCAAAGGCCGGTAACTTCGTCGTACTTAATTTTTCCGTAGATCCTCATCTTTTCAATTAAAGAGCGTGGTTTGACGTGATTATGTCCACCCATGCGCAACTTAAACTCGTTTACCATTTCACTCTTTGTCATTCGATGAGGCATAGTTGTAAGCCAATTCACAAGCTTTTGCCTTTTGTCCTTAGCCTTTTCTGCGGTAGCCTTGCCTCCGGCGGCGCAACGCTTAAGCATACCTGGCTCATCGTTTAACCACTTCTCGGCAAACTTCATTTTCTCGAGCATAATGTGCTTCTTACGCTCTTGGGTCATCTTCCGTTTTCTCGGTCTACTTGGATTACTCATAGTGGTTAAATTGCTTTCAGAAAAAACCGCAGGGCCGAGCGAGCGTAAGCGACGCAAAGGCATCTGCGTATATCATGTAGGGGGTAGATACCCCCTACTGATATTATGCTGTCTTGCAACTTGTCTTGCAACTTGTCTGGTCGGGTGAGTGGGTTCATGGGTCTGGCTTGGCTTGTAAGGCGTTTTGACTGTTAAAGGCTGTCTTGCCTCTCAGAAGCCGGGTTCCTGCCTTGGCGACCCCTTGGCGGGTCTGCAATCGGCATCTGGCTGGACTGGTGGGGTAGAATATTCCCATCTTATCATCCCGGGCTGGCGGGAGTGACAGATTGTAATCTCATTCTCGAACTCTCCATGCATATCCTTAAGGCCAGCGCGGCCTCGACGTTTCGTAAGGCCAAACTTAAAAATTGCTTCCTCGCCTTGGCACCGGGCAAGTACGGCTACCTCACGGAAATAATTAGTAAATTCGGAACTCCCGAGTCCGCTATAGGCGAGGTCGGCTACGGTAAAGTTTTCGGTATCCTTGGCGGCCTTAGGCTTCCCGGTGTGGTGCATGGCAATCAGGATGGCGCCTGTCTCAAGGAGGATTGGGGCGAGGTCATGGCGAAGGAAGCGGCTGGCTTGCTCTTGGTCGGAGACATCTATGCCGGCGAAGGAGAGCAGTGGGTCAACGAAGATAACGTCGGCGGCGTGCGCCTTGATGAGTTGCTTGAGCATATCGGGGAACGATGGGCCGACTGAAGTCGTATCGCGGAAGATGCCCAGGTTGTCTTTCAGCTGCGCTAACTCAGGGATGTGAAGTCGAGCGCCGGTCACTACATCTTGGAAGGCTTCCGCGACATCCCCGAAATCATTTTCGGCTTGCAGGATGACAGCACGCAAGGGTCGGACTGGCTTGATGCCGAAGAAGTCTTTGCCAACGCACCAGTGGACGGCGGCCTGCATCATGAGGGACGACTTGCCGGTGCCCGACTGCCCGACGATGAGCATCGAGCCGCCCTTACATAGCCAGCGGTTACCGATGACGACGTTAGGGTCATTCTTGCGATTGAATGACAGTAACTCATCTGGATCCATACGTCGCGGCCCCTCGGTGGGCGGCTTGGATGAAGTGACGCGGTGGCTGATACCCTTAAGCGTGCCGTCGGTATAGGCCAACAGTTGCTCGATGTCGGTTGCCGGGTCGTTAGCCAGCTGCTCTATGCGGCGGGCTGTCGTGGCGATTGACAGCAGGGTTGCGGCCTTACGGACTTCAGCGGCCCAAGCCTGGTTGTAAACTGAGAACAATCCATCGGAGCATATCGGGGCGATGTAGGCGGCATCGGTTGTCGAGCGTTGATCACGCAGAAAGGCCGAGACGGTTTGCTCGTCTACTTGGGTGCCCTTGGCCTCAAGCGCAAGGATAGCCGCGGCCATGTCTTGATGCTTAGGCTCAAGGAAGTCGGACGGTAAGAGATTGGGCGGGAAGGGAAGCGATTTACTGATTAAGGTTCCGAGCAGGATACGCTCCACATCAAGAGACGCGGATGAAATGGGGGGCATGGGATTAGACTGTTAGCCTTGTTAGGCGGGTGCGGTCAAGGTGATTGCTTTGGAGTGGGACGGTAGTGCGGGACTGAGCGGACACCGGCAGGGGTTTTGATGCGGAAGTGTTTTGCTTCCATCGTGCCCTGGGCAAGCGACTGGTTAATCATCTTGCATACCCGGGAACTTGAACGGTTCCACAACATGCAGAGCTCGCGGTTAGTCTTATAATCTTTCGGTACGCTATCGACGCTGTTCTTTAAGGCGCCGAGGAATGCTATCATGTGCGGATCAGGAGCCTTCATTTAATTTTAGGGACGTAGGTCTTTAGGTCTTTAGTCCATATCCATTGGTTACCCATCTTATGCACAAGCCACGCTTTGTAATCTCCGCCGGCCGTAATGAACCCGGCGACAAAGCCTGAACCCCATCGAGCGGTGGCAAGCCTTTGTGCGCTGTATGTCATTTCATCTTTTCGGCATAGGCATCCAGCTGAGAAGGCATTACCACCCCCATGCTTAGTCAATGCAACGCTGGCAAGGTTGTGAGTGTGGCCGTGGATAAGAGCGCCGCCGTAAGGGGCGTAGTGGAGGCCCTGTAGAACGGTTGCACTGACTCCATGTGCGTAGCCATGCACCATCGCCACAGAATCTAAGCGAAAGACGCCCTTATCCGCATGATATGGCAAGATGGTCTTAGCGCCGCATTTGCGGGCATGGGAGTTGATGCTATCTTTCACGCCTTGGCAGTAATCGCGTACCAGGGCGGAGCCGGAACCTTGCGCGGCGTCGAGACGATGTTCATGGTTTCCCCAAAGCCATACGTTAGGACGCCAACGGTCAAAAAATTGTTTACCTGCATCGAGGTCAGCCTGGAGAGACTCAGCACCTTCCTTATCAGAACCTACGCCCTTACGCAGTGATCTAAAGTCGTACTGATCTCCACCGGCAATCTTGATGACGCTATCTCCGCCAAAGTCTTTAGTGAACTCAAAGAGCGCGTCCAATGCTTCCGGGTCAGCCATGTCCCCATGACTGTCTGAAGCGTAGATAAATTTAGTGAGCTTGCTCATGGAGTGTCTTGGGGTGGCGTGTTAGTGGTCATGGGTAAAGTAGGCTTAGGCATCCGGGCAGGGACATATATCTTCTCGAGCGCGTCACGCATCTCTCGGGCAACCTTTGGGTCTTTGTCCAAGCGTATGTTGATGGCCTTTTGGTTGCGGGGTTGGTAGCGGAAATAGATAATGGACTTACCGTAGACCAGGTTGCGATCTGGTTTGGTACTCAGCTCTTTAACGTACTTCATATGCGTGCCGCAGTTAGTAAGCATCGGGCAGGACGCTAACCAATCAGCGCGCTTGCGGGATACGCCGACGCTCGCGGCCCATGCGTATTGCTCAGCGGTAAGAGGTTGAGCCTTCTTGTTTAGGTTTATAATTGCCATGTCTGGGCGAGTCTCCGGCCTTCAGCCATGATTTCTTGCCGAGCATTGGGTTTGAAATAGAACTCTTGGTCGAACGTCACGTTCATCCGTAGGTCTAAGATGCTGTATGCTTCCTCGTCGTTAGCCGGGCCAACGCCGGCCGTCTCAACGTAGATAGTCCTTAAGAGCCAGTTATGTTCAAGGAGTGTGTCGGCCGCTACGATCCATTCATTCGTGTAGCGCCAGTCGGAGCATACGACGATGTCATGCTCGTCACCGTTCTCATCGGGGCCGATGAAGGGCAGGTAGTTAACCAGGTTCTTAGCAAAA